ATGGTTATATCAAGAATAAGATGAACCGTCAAGACCGTAGAGGTACATACGTTAATGCTTATGCTAAAAACGTTATTGGTACTACTAAAAACGGATTGAAAATTAGTTTTATTGGTACTCACCCATCAAAAGCATTTATGAAAACAGCGTTTGGTAGTGATAAAGTATTAGTAAATAGAAAATATAAAAAACCAACAGGATACACATTAAAGTCATTCATGGAAGCTCATCCAGTTGGTCGTTTTGTATTGATCGTTCAAGGTCATGCTGTTGCAGTAGTAAACGGAGTGTTGTTTGGCAATGGTGATGAAAAATGGAATGGTTTGTACCGTTCAGTATGGGTTGGTTTTGAAATGAAATAACATGAAAGAAGGAGATAAAGTAACTTGCACCACACATCCCGGAGAATGGACTTTGGTTTGGTATAAAGAAGGTGATAATACGTGTGCTATTCAAAACGATAAGTACCGTTATATTGTAAAAGTAGCAACATTAACAAAAGTAAAATGAATAGAATAGAAGAACTATTAGAACAAAGATCAGTATTGATTGAGATGGCAGTAGTAATGTATGGTGACACGTATATTACCGATGAGAATTTTTGGAAATCAACTATTGAAAAAGACATGTTTGAGATTGAATCCGAATTAATGGATTTAGGTTGGGAAGATGAACCCTCATCTCCAGAAATGGAAGCAGCAGCATGGTTACTATTTGATATATTAAAAAAGAATGGTACTATTCCAAGTCATGAAGAAGATGATGAAGAAGATGAAAGTCTTTAAAGACTTTGCACAGGAAGCTTGGAATCCCGAGATCCGGTTCGTATATTTACCATGTAATAAGAAAGATAAATAATTAATTAAAAAACAAAAATCAAGGTTATGTTAAATTTAAATCAAGAGTTTAGAACAAAAAGCGAAATCCGCCAATTAGCAAATTCAATTTTCACAGCACAAGGTGCTCCGGGAACAAGTGAAAAGTATGCTCACATTTCAACCGAAAAAATCATCGACGACATGCAGTTGTTGGGTTGGGGAGTAGTTGATGCTAAACAAGTTAAAGCCCGTAAAGGCGATGGTTACCAAAAACACCTAGTTGTGTTCCGTAACAATGATATCCAGATCACCGCAGAGGATGGTGACAACGTTTTCCCACAAATCCTATTGACAAATTCACATGACGGTAAAAATGCATTTACCTTCACAGCCGGTTTGTTCCGTATGGTTTGTGAAAATGGTTTGGTTGTTTCTTCCCGTGAGTTTGAAAACATGAAAATCCGTCACTACGGTTACTCATTTGAAGAGTTACAAGATACAATCAAAGCAATGGTTGAAAAATTGCCTTTGACTGTTGAGTCATTGAACAAGTTCCGCCAAGTAGAATTGAGCCAAGAACAGGCCCTCGATTTTGCAAAGAAAGCCTTAGAAGTTCGCCTCGGCGATTTAGATAATATCCAGATCGATTTCCAAGATCTCCTTACCCCAACACGTTCCGAGGATCGTGGAAATGACTTGTGGAGTGTATATAACGTGATTCAGGAGAAAGTGATCCACGGTATGTTCAACTACAAGTACGGTGTTAAGTCTCGTAAGGCCCGTAAAATCAAGAACTTTAAACAAGACTTGGTTATCAACGAGAGATTGTATGATTTAGCTCTTGAATATGTTACCGCTTAAGAGCAATCAAGTTTGGCTTAACGGTTCGTTTGATGTGCTCCATACGGGGCATATCAAACTTTTCCGTATCGCACGTATGTTAGCTGGTTCTCAAGGTCATGTCTGGATTGGTATTGATACTGATGATCGTATTTCCTCCTATAAAGGTCCTACACGTCCAATTAATTCTCTCCAAGATCGTATTTTAATGCTTTCGTCTATAAAGTATATAGATCATGTTTTACCATTCGCATCGAATGATGAGCTTGAATCGCATATAAGCACTATAATGCCGGATTTTATGGTTATAGGTGACGATTATCGTGGCAAACCTATAATTGGTTCCCAATTTATCAAAAAAATTATTTACGTTTCCCGAGATAGTAAATCCACTACTAGTATTGTTGATGGGTTTAATTTGTAGTAAATAAAATTGCTAGTTTATCGTATATACGGATAGATGTATTATTTGTAGTTAAGAAAGGTTTGCGCACTGAAATTTTTATAATATGATTAAAAGAATAACTGAAGAAGAAGCTAAACAATATATTCCTTGTGTTGAGGATTATTCTGGGGGGTTTGGGAATGCTGCTTTTTATACTTTTACTCCTATAGAAGATGAATGGGATAAAGTGACTTATTATACTGCTCGTAAGAAAAATATGTATGCTAATAGAGAAGGAGATTTTGATTCTTGGGTTTATGTTCTTTCAAATCCTACTCTTCCTGCTATGCTTAAAATTGGTTATACTAAAAACCAACCCGAAGAAAGAGCTAGGCAAATTTCTAATGCTACGGGTGTTGTTTTACCTTATAAAGTAGAATGGGCTTTTCATTGCTATAATGGTGAACAACTTGAAGGTGAAGTTCATAAATATCTTGAGTCATATCGAGTAAATAACCATAGAGAATTTTTTCAAATTTCACTTGATGAAGCTAAAAAAGCAGTTGAAACTCTAGGTCAACGTTACATTTAAAATTTTTTTTAAAACTTTTGCAAAGAGATTTGGAATCCCGAATCTCCGTTCGTATATTTACAAGGTAAGATTGATAATTAAAAACAAAGGTTATGCAAAATTTAGTTAAAAGAGGTCGTCCCTCAAAACAGAAATTAGTAGTAGAATTCGATTCAACCTCAGTAAAATTATTTAGAGGTAGTGAATTAAGCTTTAGTGATGAGTTATTTAAACCAATGCCTACTGGTACTGAGCTTGATGTTATTTTTTCTACTGAAGGAGGTTTAATGCCTGGTACTAACATGATGTTAGCAGGAGGTCCTGGTAGTGGTAAGTCTACAATTGTACTTGATGTATTATCTAAACTAACTATGCAAGGTTTAAAAGTATTATTTGTTAGTGGAGAGATGGATGAGATTGCTCATTACAAGTATTGTAAACGTATGCCTTCATTTAATTGTGTTCAAACATTGTTTTTGAAAAACTACTCTGAAAATGTTAAGGAAACAATGGAGCATGTTTTTGATGAAGGTTATGATGTAATTGCAATCGATTCAATTGCTGAAGTACTTGAAATGTATAAAGATGCTTATCGTACAACTGAAAGTAATGCTGAGTTTTGGTTTTTGAACTTACAAGATAAACATAAAAAAGGAGGTAACTCTAAAAACTACTACACTACATTTATTAACATTCAACAAATGACTAAATCAGGAGATTTTGTTGGTTCAAATCGTTTGAAACACATGGTTGATGCGTTTTGTAACGTTGATCGTTCAAAAGATGGTTTAGAGCGTTCATTGTATTTTAGTAAAAACAGAGATTGCGATAAAGATTTCAAAGTGTTTTTCTCAATATTCAACGGAGGTGTACATTACGCTTACGAGATGGAAAAACAAGATTAATTAGTAATCAATTAAATTTATATAATATGAGCTGTTCAGGAGGTACCTCAACTAAAAAAGGTAGTTACAACAAAACAAATAATTTAACCCAACCCGTATCGTATACAATCGATAAAAACGGAAATATAAAACCAATCTATAAATAATATGAAATACAAATTTATTCCAGTAAACAACGATTTGAACAAAGCAAAAGCATTTGCTAATACTCTTGATCCTAATTACATTAGTAAAGTTCAACGTATCAAACAAAAAGAGTTTTATATTCCTACTATTGAAGTAGTTCAAAAACTACAAAATGAAGGATGGTTAATTAATGGAGTTGATGAACAACGTAATAAAAATAGTCGTAAGATTACTCATAACTATGTTCAAATGACTCATCCTGATTTTGCTGTTAAAAATAAGCAAGGTAAAGATGAAGCATATTCTTCAATTACTGTTTCTAATAGCTGTTCAGGTGATCGACCTCTTTCAATAGGTTTAGGAGCATATCGAATGGTATGTTCTAATGGAGCAATTAGGTTTGATAAACACGCTGAAACTGAAAAAATTAAGCATACAGAAATTAACTATAGAGATTTAGATCGTTTTGTTAATAGTATGAATGATAAAGCTCAAGAAGTTATTGCTCAACTTAATACTTGGAAGCAAAAAGATATGACTCTTGAACAAATGAGAGAGCTTGCATATAACGCAGCGAGATTACGTTTCAACGAAACCGATGAAAACTTCAATCCCGACGCATTATTGCGCGTAAATCGCGTTGAAGACGAAGGTAATGACGTATGGACTGTATTTAACCGTATTCAAGAAAACTTAACACATGATGTTAAAGATAAACAAACTGATATTTGGTTGAATCAACAATTGTATGATCTTGCAGGTAGAGAGTTAACACTTGCATAAAAAGAAAATTGCGAAGGGATTTGGCTCCGTCAGATCCCTTTCGTATATTTACCGTATAAGAAATTAAGGTTATGAGAAAACGAGTTTTGTATTTGCACGGTTTAGAAAGTTCTAATACTGGTAGTAAGGTAGATTTCCTCCACGAGGTATCTGATTGTTATGCTCCTGCTATGAATTATGCCGATCCTTATGTCGAGGATTTGTTATTGAAAATGGTTCGAGCTTTTAAACCTGATGTTATTATTGGTTCTAGTATGGGTGGACATGCTGCCTTGTTGTTAGGTAATTATTTTGGTATTAGTACTATTGCTTTTAACCCTGCTATTCACTCACGTTCATTTGATCCTGAATTTAATAAATTAAGCAATGCTGATCCTGATATTTATCTAACTCCAGTTGTTGTTTTGGGTATGGAGGATGATGTTGTTAATCCTTTGATTACTAAGGAAATTCTTGATGATGCTTTTATCGAATGTGTTATTGAAGAAATTGAAGATATGGGACACAGGATACCGCTTATTGATTTTGAATATATTTATAACAAATATATAGCGTAATGAGCAATTTCGATTTAAAAAAATATTTAGCTGAAGGTAAACTTTATGAAGCTGTTGATCCAACAGAGGCAGAAGCAGAAGCTCAAAAATTAATAGATGTTTTAGGAGTAATGGTTGAACCTGATCCTAACAACTATGGTGATCAAATAAGACTAAGAATTTACCCAGATAGTAAACCAGGTGATCGTTTCTATGATAGTAGAAGTGCTCAAGGATTTTCAATTGCTGTTGAAGATGGTAAATATCTATTTAGTAGTGCTGGTGGATATCGTAGATCTATTGAACCTATTGCTCAATTGTTTGGGGTTGAACCGAATTATAATGTTGGTGTAGTAGGAAGAAGTAACATTGATATGAGTTTAAAGAAAAGACCTATTAATTTAGCTACGATTAAAATGATAGTTAACTACATGCAACAAGGTTTAAAAGACGAATCTAAAAGAGAAGCCGATTTTTATAAAGGTTGGTCAAATCCCGATTAATTATGTCATTCGATTATAGAGCATATTTAAAAAATAATCCTTTACTAGAGGAACTACCTAAAGATCAATGGGTTGATCTAGATAAAAAAGAAACTGAAGAATTTTCAGGTGATATTTTTGACCTAATTAACACAGCTTATGCGTCAATTGGCGGTAATTTAAATTATAGTAGCGCAAGCGATGTAACAGGTGCACAGGGTGATGCTGATTACGAAGTTATTGATATAGACGATGATCCTGAAATTGATGCTGTAGTAGTATCTAAAAAGAAACCAGCAGGTAATAAAATTACTGCTATGGGTCACGATGGTTCCTCTATTGCTAAATCTAAAACAATCAACAAACAAGTAGACCTACTCAAAACCCCAGGTAACTTTGTTGAAGTATCAGGTAAAATTAAAGATATCTTACTTGCTAAAGGTGTTCCTGTAGTTACTAATAAGGATACTATTGAAAAGGTAATGAAGGGTAAAGCTATAGATATTCAAGATGATGGTTCTTATACACGCTACATTGGTGGTAAAGAAACTAAAAAAATTCTTCTTGGAAAACCTTCCATGTAAAATTTGGAGATATGAATTTTCGTTCATATATTCACATCATAGAAATTAAAAATAAAGGTTATGTCAAGTTTTAAACAATCCCTATTAGATGCTCTAGAAGACAACCGTCTTGAAATGATCATGCCTTCACGCGAATATACTGATAATGAAATTATTTTTATGCGTGGTTATAATCAAGCACTAAAAGATATGCTTGAAGATTATGATAACGATATTGAAGATGCTATTCAAAATGCTTTGACATTTTCAATGAATTAATTAGGAGAATCAAGATTTTTAACGTATATTTATATAAATAAAAAGTTATGGAAGATTTTATTTCACAAGACGAATTTCAATTGGAGCTTAAAGCCATGGATGAAGCAATCATCAATATGGAATGTGATGAAATTTTATCACGTGCTGATCGATATGGTTTGCAACTAGAAGTTGTTTGGTCGGCTTTTAAACACAAAGAACAATTCCCAGATGCTTCATTTCTCCAATGTCTTCAAGTAGGAGCTAAAGATTGGGATGTTGAGGTTGGAAATAAAGAAAAATCTTCATATATTTAGATATATGCATCCGTGGTGAAATAGGTAGACACGAGGGACTTAAAATCCCTTGGCCAGTGATGGTCGTGCCGGTTCGATTCCGGCCGGATGTACAAAAAAAAAATAAAAGCTTTTTAAAAATTTTTTAATATAGCTTGGTTGTTTGAAAAGATGTTCGTATATTTATATATAAGCAAATTAGAAAACAAAACGTTCTTTAAATTATTATAATATCCATTCAACGAAAGTTGATAAAAGATATTGGCAGTCTATGGTCGTTAAATAAACCTCGAAAGGGGGATAAAGTGAATTACATGACAAAGTAGTTTGCGGCTTCGAAAGGAGCTCGAGTAGACAAGCGGGATATCATTTGGTCTGAAGTAGTGAGGGCAACGCCGTAATGAAATGATTGAATGACTTAGCGATGTGGGTCGTTAGGTTGAGTCCGGAAGGACAATAAGAATAACTCGTAGAATATTTGCAAGATATAGGCCCATCCAGGTTTACAATTGCGTTATTCAATATTAGAGGGTACTTAAAGCCGAAAGGCATGTAAATGTACAGGTGGTGCTGTTATTTACCTTGTTTTGAATCTACCAAGGTTTGCAACATGAAGTAATCTTAAAATATGGAGGTAGGGATATCTCAGAGAGTAGTTTAGTATTTTCTCGATCAAAAGTTGGGAAAGCTAAAAGGCAGGCCACTACTTTCACTCATCCACGTCAAAACACTTTGCGTATTTTGGAATGCAAATTCACAACTATCAAAGCAAAAGTGCATGCCAGTCACGGACGAAAGATGCCTACATAGTAATGAGTTGTTCATTGCCACTAGAGGTCGCAAGCCGATAGTGATTCGTTTGAAAAATTTGTAACCTCGGCAGGGGCTTATCAGACCGCAAGTTTGAACAGATGGAGTATAGCGAGAGTAGTCCAATACAGGTGACTTAAAGAGTGGTTCACTTAAATAACCGGCATTGTTAGGATACAAGTCAAAAGCTTGTGGATAAGAAGGGAATAAATAATCCGACAAAAGACCTAACGCATAAACGTATAATCTCAGCGTTTTAAATTTACACGCAAGTTGGACATTTTAGAGGTTCGTTTCCTCTATTGCGACAAAGAAAAATTTTAACATATTTATAACATATAAATTTTACTACAGGTGAAACACTTACTCAACATATCACAAAACCAAGAGCGCAGAGCGACAATGATCGCAGTGGGCCAATCATGGATTAGTGATTATAAGTTTAATCCGGGGCATCCAGGGTTTAACCGAAGTTGAGTATGTAGATAACAAAGACATACAAATAAAACAAAGTTAAACCCGACCCTAAAAAAGTCGGGTTTTTTTGTTTGTTCTTTAAAATAGTAAAATAAAAAGAGAAATTAAAAACTTCTCACAAAAAACTTGGATATCCGGATATATTTTCGTATATTTACCAAGTTGAAAAAGCAAGAACGAAGTTCTTTGACATATTAGAAAACCATGTTCCGGTAGAGTAACGGGTTAACTCGTCGCCCTTTCAAGGCGGAGATTGCGGGTTCGAACCCCGTCCGGAATACAATAAACTGCGGGAAACTAGAGCTGGTGCACTGACAAGTCTCATAAGCTTGGACTAGGTGGGTTCGATTCCCACTCCCGCAACTATATTGCAATGCAGGTGCAGCGCTGATCTCATGAGTCAGTTTGGGTAGCTCCCCGTGGGTGGTTCGAGTCCATCAATTGCAACTATATTTTCCTCTCGTCTAATGGCAGGACAAGTGGTTTTGAGCCACTGAATCGGAGTTCGAATCTCTGGGGGAAAACAAAGGCAGATATCCGACGGGAAACGTAGAAGCGCAGGGATGAATTAGCACAGTAGGCCCTGAACGTGTGCAAAGTCTGTCTAGAGGGGGTTGTAGCTCAACTGGCTGAGCGTTACATTTGCAATGTAAAGGATGAGGGTTCGAATCCCTTCAGCTCCACAAAACATAATATGGGTAGGTAGGATGTTAGAAGTCGTTCCCCAAATTACGGTCTAACAAGGTAAAGCGTTCGGATGTAAAATTGGGTAAACGTTATTAAAGTAGTATTATGTTTTATTTGGCTCATTGGTCCAGTTGGAGTGGATGCCCGCCTGTCACGTGGGAGATCACGGGTTCGAGTCCCGTATGAGCCGCTAAAGAGAAACAGTGAAAGCTGTAGTTGAGAAGTAGAGTGTATTAATTGCCGAAAAAGGGTTTATAGTAGGTAGGCGTCACTCATTGCACTCAACCAGAAACCCCGAAAGACCCGTAGTTTCTCTTTACTTGCCGAAATGATGGAATTGGTAGACATGCTGGTCTTAGAAACCAGTGCCTAGTGCTTGCGAGTTCGAGTCTCGCTTTCGGTACAAAACGATCTCGTAGCTCAGTTGGCTAGAGCACCTCACTTTTAATGAGGGAGTCATGGGTTCGAGCCCCATCGGGATCACATAGTGTTGACTTCAAGTCCCAGTAGGGAAGTACACTCAAATAAAACAAGAACGGGGAAAGTGTCGACTCGAGAAACGGCCAGTACCAACGACGGGAATATGCACCTTTAGCTCAGTTGGTAGAGCGATTGTTTTACATGCAATATGTCCTAGGTTCGAATCCTAGAGGGTGTACAAGGAGTTCTCGATCTCAAGTGCTGGGTAATTGAAACATATTATCAGAAGTAGCCCATCAAAATCGGAATTTGCCTGTATCGCATAGCGGCAATTGCAGCTGACTGTAAATCAGCTCCCTTACGGGTTCGGAGGTTCGAGTCCTTCTGCAGGCACAAAATGCATTGGTAGCTCAATTGGATAGAGCACTGCACTACGGATGCAGGGGTTGAGGGTTCGAATCCTTCCCGATGTACAATTGGTTTCTTAGCTCAGTTGGTAGAGCGTCGGCCTGAAGAGCCGAGCGTCGCTGGTTCGAATCCAGCAGAAACCACCAAATGTCTTCATAGCTCAGTGGTAGAGCAAACGGCTGTTAACCGTTGGGTCCTAGGTTCGAATCCTAGTGAGGACGCAATTAGGAATATAGCTCAATTGGTTAGAGCATCCGCCTGATACGCGGAAGGTTATAGGTTCGAGCCCTATTATTCCTACTATATGGTGGTTATAGCTCAGTAGGTAGAGCAAAGGATTGTGGTTCCTTGTGCCATGGGTTCGATTCCCATTAATCACCCAAATGGTTAGTTGTCCGATAGGTAAGGTCCAAGTCTGCAAAACTTCGGTATATAGGTTCGAATCCTATACTAACCTCATAAAATACGGATATGGTGAAATGGTATCATATAGGTCTCCAAAACCTCAGTTCAGGGTTCGAATCCTTGTATCCGTGCTAGTAAATTGTTTAATTTAATTAAAATGAAAGTGTTCAAACGAGTAAACGGTCAAGTGGTAAACGTGGTTAAACATACATTAGAGGTGTTAAGAGACAATCCAACTGTGCAAATCCACATTGGTACTGACTCTCAAAATGAAGGCGGTTATACAACATATAGTACCGTTATAGCGTATCGTTTTAGTCGTAATGGCGTTCACTATATTGTTTCTAAATCTAAAGAACCTGCTATTTTAGATATATGGACTCGCTTATGGAAAGAAGCAGAAGCATCTATTGAAATAGCAGAATGGTTAACTAAACAAATAAATGTTAACGTTCAAATTGATATGGATTATAACGATGATGAAACCTTTAAATCAAATAAACTAATTTCAGCTGCTAAAGGTTGGGCAAATAGTTTAGGATATAAAGTTAACGTTAAACCTGATATTCAAGTTGCTACTAAGGCAGCTGATTATCAATGTCGTTAAAATAAGGAAAGTAATCCTCAACGGTGAGAGGGTCCGCCTGCTAAGCGAGATGTACCTGAAAAGGTATTTGGTTCGACTCCAATGCTTTCCGCAATAAATTTGGTTTTTTAATATTTTGGTTGTATATTTACAACATAAGTTCGTTGACATAAAAAGCGAGATTAGCTCAATTGGTAGAGCACCGTCCTTCCAAGTCGGGGGTTGTGGGTTCGAGTCCCACATCTCGCTCAATATATTATGGTCCAATAGCTCAGATGGATAGAGCAACTGCCTTCTAAGCAGTAGGTCTCAGGTTCGAATCCTGATTGGATCACAATAATATCGGGAAGTAGATCAGTTGGTAGATTGGGTGGTTTGGGACCATCAGGCCGCAGGTTCGAGTCCTGTCTTCCCGACAATATTGGCAAGTATCCCCTCAAGCTTATACCTTGTAGAAAGGGTAACTGGTTACATGAGGGTTCAAGTCCCTTCTTGCCAACTAAACTTGGATATTGAATGTATTTATATTATATTCGTATCATAGTTCTTTGAAAATATAACATACCCAAAAGTGCCCCGAAGGAAAACCTTCTTGCAGTATCCTGCTGAAACTGCATTAACGGAGAGGTTCGCAAGCAGGTGAGGGTTCCCATTGGATAGAAGGTCTGGTGAGAAATAGGTTGGTTTAATTCCGTGAGTGTTTTAGTAAACATTTCGGGGCCGCTAGAACAATTGCGGTTGTTAAATCCAAAGTATAAAGCAAAGTTACCTCAATAGCTTTGTTCTCACAGTTTATTAGTAATACATGTCGGGAGATGTAGCTAGTAAAGGAAACGAATAGAACGTCGGGTTCTAATCGCCAGATTATAATATCAATATGCCGTATCTTGACGGTTCGTCTAACGGCAGGACGCTTGGCCCCGACCCAAGAAATGTAGGTTCGATCCCTACACCGTTAACAAAGTTTCCCATAGACTTAATTATGGAATGGAAGATTGGCAGAGTGGTCGATCGCGGCGGTCTTGAAAACCGTTGTACCGCAAGGTACCGTAGGTTCGAATCCTACATCTTCCGCTAAAATTTAAATTAGTTAATATGAATGAAGTTACAGTTACAGTACTACCACATCCAGTGACAATGTTCTTTATTGGAGCCATTTTGTTAGGAATGACTGCTGTGTTGATTGAATTTACTCGAATTAAACGAGAATTTAAAGAACATAGAAAATCAGTAGAAGATAATCTTAAGGTAATAAATTCTATTAAATCTCAAACAGAAAAATCTATTCAAGAGATTTCTCGCAAAGTTGATTCAAGAATCGACAAAGCACTTGGAAATGTCAAGAAAGGTTAATATATTTATTCTAAGTTTAACAATTAAAACCCAACATACAAAAATGAAAAAAATGTTTTTCGCTCTTGTTGCTGTTGTAGCTTTGGCTTCTTGTGCTAATAACACCGAAACCACTACCACAGATTCTACAGCAGTAGACACTACAGTAGTTGATACTACTTGTGTTGCTGTAGACACAACTGTAGCCGAGTAATCGGCTCAAAATGCTTCCTTAGCTCAACAGGTAGAGCATCGCATTTGTAATGCGAGGGTTGTCGGTTCGATTCCGGCAGGAAGCTCAAAGTTTCCAAGTATCTAATAACTTGGTGGTGGCCCCTCGAAAAGGAGTTAAAAGGGAATCAGGTTTTATCTTGGTTCCCTTTTTTATAATATTTATAAACAAAACAACTTATGCTACCTTTAATTACAGACACAACTTCAACAGTAGCCACTCCTGATTTTGGAGTGTTTGCTCAACTTGCTGATTACGGTCCATTAGGTTTGGCCGTATTAGCATTAGGTTATGTAGCTTGGATGTTCCTTAAGCGCCAGTGGGCCGAAAAAGATCGCCTACAAGAAGAATTAAGTAAAAAATCAAAATCTAAAAAATAATGTCTTTCGGACCTTTTGAAGTATTAACACAATATGGTGTTTTAGGATTTGCTGTACTTGGTCTTGGATATCTTTGTTGGATTTTCTTAAAACGATTAATGGAAAGTGAAGAAAAGCTTAGAAATAAGGTGGAAGAACTTGAAGGTGATTATAGAGAAGATCTTGAAAAGAAACTTGAAGAAAGTACCGAGAGTTCTAAAAGTCTAAAGGAAACTGTGTTAATGATATTTGGAAATAATAAAAAATAACCATGAAGAAAAAACTACTTATTGTAGGAATATCGTTTGTGGCTTTAATATGCTTACAAATTTTTTCAAGTGGTCATGAACACGTTGTTGTAGTTGAAGATAATATTCAACTCACAGGCGAAAACAAACAATTAACAAAAGCAAATAAAGCTCTTACAAATAGTGTAAACCAATTAAAAGAAGAAAATCAAGAATTAACAGAAGATAAACAGAATCTAGAAAGTATGGTTTCTGAAGTTTTAGGTGACTTAGACAGTACAAAATCAGTTGTAAAAAATATTAAAAAAGAATTACAAGATGAGAAAGATATTGTTCGTAAGCAGTCTACTGGTGCACAGTTTGATTTTCAGCCAATCAAATTACCCGCTGAAGACGATAATTAAGGGGGATTCGGTAGTAATATTAACTGTTAAACAAGCAGATGATATTAATACTATTTTTGAAAAACAAAAAGCTACTATTTCATCTCTTAAACTTGATATAAAATATAGAGATAGTTTAATTGCTATTAAAGATACTCTTTTAATCCAAAAGACAGAAGTCATAAACAACTTCACACACGATTACGAATTAGCTTCCCGTTTAGATATTATTGAACATTGGTTATTAGACGCAGGAATTAAGTCTACATGGATATATTATTCGTGGAAAGATACGATGTTATATGCAGTGGATTTAAGTCAATACAAAGTAAGAAAGAATGATTATACTGGAGATATATTATTTTTTAGATGTGATGAGGTAATTACTCCTTATGAAGATCAGGAAGAACCATCAAAAGGATGGGAAACTGATATTGTAAAACCCAGAAGACCTAAAGTAACAAAGGTCCCTATTAAAATGTAAAACTATGAAAAATTTCTTTAAACAACTATTTGACGACAACAACACTATCAATGAAAAAGCTGTTGTTGGATTTATCGCTTTTGTAATGCTATGTATTTCATTAGCAGTAGATTTAATAACTGGAGCTTTTGGTGATCCATTAATAATTAATAAATTTATCTTTGATGGATTTATGGTCCTAGTACTAGGTTCATTTGGTATAGCATCTGTAGATAAATGGATGAATAAAAAAGATAAAAACGAAAAAAATAATAAAAACGAAGAATAATGAGTCTAAAAAGTCTACAAGAAAAGATCGGAGTAGCCGCTGATGGTGCTTTCGGTCCAGGTACTATGAAAAAAGCAATGGAGTTTTATAAACTAACTCCAGTTCGCGCAGCACATTTCTTTGCTCAAACCGCTCATGAAACAGGTGGTTTCAAAGCATTTTCGGAAAATTTAAACTATTCATCTAAAGGTCTACAAGGTATCTTTGGAAAATACTTTCCGGGTAATTTAGAAGAATCATATGCGCGCCAACCAGAAAAGATTGCCAACCGAGTATATGCTAGCCGAATGGGTAATGGCGATGAAGCATCAGGTGATGGTTGGAAATACAGGGGGCGAGGTGCATTACAACTTACCGGAAAATCGAACTATCAAGCATTTGCTAATTATCTTAAAAAACCAGAAATTTTAACTACTCCTGATTTAGTAGCTACCACTTATGCTTTTGAATCAGCAATGTTTTTCTTTGATAGAAATAAACTTTGGTCTATTTGTGATCAAGGTATTAACGATGCTGCTATTTTAGCTTTAACAAAACGCATCAACGGAGGTACTCACGGATTAGATGACCGTAAAATAAAAACATACAAATATTACGAATACGTTAAATAATAAATTATGAGCTGTTATACAAGAGAACAAATTGAAGCCGCTGTTAAAGCCAAAGGATATGTTTGGTTTGAAGGTGCAAAAGATTTTGATGTAAATATTGTTGGAGTTAGAAACTCATCAACTGGGGATAAGGTAACTAATATATTTGATGACTGTATTACTGTTTCTTATAAAGAAGATGGTGAATGGAAATCTCATTGCTGGCCAGCTACAACTGACCCTGGTAAAAAAGGAGTACAACAATACCACAATTCTGCCGGTGTTGCTCGTTTAGTTGAAGGCCAATACAGAGGTTCACACACTCTAGGTTTACATCAAGGAAAATACGAAGCATTAAGACAAGCAAAACCTGTTAAAGTTTATCGTGATGCTAATCGTGATTTAAAATATGACGAAACTAAAATTGCTGAAGGTGTATTTGGAATTAACATCCATAAAGCAGGTGCAGATTCTACTTATGTAGAAAACTGGTCTGAAGGGTGTCAAGTGTTTAAAAAAGCAGCTGATTTTGAATCATTTATGGCTATTTGTAGAAAAGCAGCAGCTATCCATGGTAAATCATTTACATATACATTAATTGAATCATCAGATATTAAATAATTGTATATAAAATTTTTGTAAAACTAGCGCGGAACCATATGAAGGTTCCGCGTTTTGTTTTTATATGCGCTTAAAATCGATTATAGACATATTTATAATCATGGATGCAAATAAAATATTTGGGTTATTTAATGAAGAAGAAAATAATTCTTTACATGAAAAAGCTAAAGCTATAGATGCTGCTTTAGATTTAAAAGAACATCCTTTATTCTGGGTAGGTATGTTTAAAAAACTTATCCATAACCATAAAACATTTAATAGAAAAATAATGGGTTTCTTTTCCAAGATGGATGAAGAATTAGATTTATATGATGTTGAACAAGCAGGTGAATTTGTAGTATATAACAGAGCTTGGTATTGGATTTCCAAAATAAACACTCAGGATAGGATATGTCAAGAAGCTATATTACATTATGCCGACGATTACCTTCTCACTTATGTAAGGTTTGCTATTTCTTACTTTGAAGAATTCGAAGAATATGAAAAATGTGCACATCTTAAAAAAATTCAAAATATTCTTGAAGAACTTTTAACCTAAGCTTGGAGGTTAGTTATCGTGTCATTATATTTGAGATACGAGAGAAAAGAAAATAAAAAATATTATGAAGAACAGAGAAATAATAATGAGAAGGTTAGAGAGAGCCGAGGGTGAAGTGGGTAAATTACACATGATGTTGAACCGAGGTGGTTCAAGAGAACAAGTTGAAGAAGTACTTATTACCCTTCGTGAATCTATTGATGATGCTAAGGCATTTGTACAACAAGAACCTTTATCACCCGGAGAAATTAATCGTTTTTAATTTATGCAACTAACAGCAGAACAAATTCAACAAAATTGGTTGGATTTTATTGGTTTTATTGATGACCATATTTCCGAACCACGTAAAACAACACTTAAAGCATTTTATGAAAAATATGAGGATCGCATTGTTTTAATGCCTGCTGCTCATAAAAAAGAATACCATAATGCTTTTCCTGGAGGGTATGTAGAACATGTTAATCGTGTTGTAACTTGTGCTCTTCATCTTCATAAATTATGGGGAGATATGGGTGCTGATCTAGATACATTTACTAAAGAGGAACTTGTATTTTCGGCTCTAAATCATGATTTGGGTAAAATGGGTTCTGAAACAGAAGAATCATATATCCCTCAGACTGATAATTGGAGACGTGAAAAATTAGGAGAGGACTATATGTTTAACACTAAAGTTCCATTTGCCTCAGTCCCAGATCGTGGTTTATTTATGCTTCAATCTCATGGAATCCAATATTCATTTAATGAGATGATATCAATCCAGACTCATGATGGTTTATATGATAAAGCAAACGAGAAATATCTTATGGCTTATATGCCAGAACAAAAACCTCGTACTTCTCTTCCATATATTATCCACCAGGCCGATTTAATGGCCGCACGTATTGAATTTGAACGTGAATGGTTACCTAAATTAAACGGTAGCGTGGATACATTAAAGAAAAGTTTTACATTGGAGTCAAATAAAAAAGCACCATCAAAAGATAGTAAACAAACTAAAGCGTTAGGTTCACTAAAAAATGAAGGTCTTAAAAACTTATTAGACAACTTATGATAATATTAACAATAATTTTAGGTATAATGGTCGTAATCTTGGGATATACGACCTTTAACCTTCTACGTAAAAACGAAAAACAAGAAGATATCCTTACAGGGTATATGACTTATTTAAATAAAATTTCTCAAACCATTGAAGTTGCGGATAAAAAAATCCAAGAAATTGATGTTAAAGGGAGTTTCAAATCAGATGATGAAGTAGGATTTTTCTTTCAACAAATACAAAGTATCCAAACTATTTTAAATACTTTCATCATCAAGAATGTTGAAAAGTAATGGAAGTAGTAGTCAAAAAAAAGAAAAAAGGGGTACAATACTTTACCCAAGACACTGAAAATGCCATTGTTTTATACAATCATACAGATGATTCTGAAGAAAGAAGTAGAATTTATAGAGAAAGAATTCATTATGGTTTTTTTAAATTAACTGAAAATATTATCCACACATTCAAATTCTATTATACAGAAGTAGATAATATTGAAGATTTACAACATGAAGTAATTACATTTCTTCTTTCTAAAATTCACCTTTATGATCAATCTAAGGGAGCAAAAGCATATTCTTACTTTGGAACAATTGCAAAACGTTATCTAATCCTTTCAAACCAAAAAAATTATAAAAAGCGTGTTGATACTGCTCCTATTGAGATTTTAGAAGAAGATGAAAATCATTCTTACAATATAGATGGTGATAATTATGATGAACGTTTATCTCAATTTATAGATCAATATACTGAATATTGTACTCAAAATATATTTGAAATATTCCCAAAAGAATATGATGCTCAAATAGCAGATGCTATTTTAGAATTATTTAGAAAACGAGAAAATTTAGATATTTTTAATAAAAAAGCACTTTACATTTATATCCGTGAACAAGTTGAAGTAAAGACTCCTAAAATTACTAAAATAGCTAATCAACTTTATGATATATTTAAAGAAAATTATGTCTTTTATTTAGAAAACGGATATACAAATTTCTAGTTTCAATATTTATTAGAAACAAAATTGTATATTTATGTCACAATTTGATAACGTAATCTTTGGTAAGAAAAAATTCTCTGATATTTTAGAGGAAATTTATAATAACCAACAGAAAAAAGATAAACAAGTCACAGCACTTATAAACGAGCTAAAACCATTAATTTCAGAAATTGGTGATGCTACTTTAGTTGTTCCTTTAATTAAGGAATATATGGAAATAAGTGTTAAAAATGATGATATTCTAATTAAAATGGCTGCGCTAGCTCAACGTGCTATGCAAACTCAAACAGCAGATGGTTCATTAACTATTTCTGATGAGGAAAAAGAACAACTACTTTCAGCAATGAATGAGTTAAAAGGAGATAAATAATGGCAGGATATGCAGAATATGGTTTAGCAGCTCAATCTGCACAAGATCAAAGTTTTTTTGATCAACAGGGACAATTTGTTATACAACCTGTAAGAGTTCGTTTTACTTTTTTAGACCCAGTAGCTATTAAAAATGAGTATCCTAAATTATTTGATAAATATGGATCTTACGATACCTTAGGAGGAATTTTGTTTGAACCTTTTTCAAATCCTATAGTTCCTGTAAGTGATGTATTTGAAGATAATTTAGTTGCTAATTATAATTTTGCTAAACCTTTATTTCCTAATATAAGACACGTTCCTCTATTAAATGAAATTACTTATATTGTTTCCTTTCCCTCTACTAGAACTCAGGATCCTCGAAATGTAGACTTAAACCAAACAGATTATTATTATTTTCAACCTATTAATCTTTGGAATACTTTACATCAAAATGCTTTTCCTGATCCTCTTATAGAATATAATTTAGAATCTGATTCTCAACCAAAAAATGTTTCTTATCAAAGAGCAGAAGCTGGTGCTGCTTCCAATGCTGATGCACCACCACCTGAAATTGATTTAGGAAATACATTTGTTGAACGTAATAATATTAAATATCTTCAACCATATGAAGGAGATATAATTTACGAAGGTAGGTGGGGTCATAGTATTCGTTTTGGTTCAACTGTTTTAGATCAAAATCCTTGGTCTCAAATTGGTGAAAATGGTGATCCTATCTTAATTATAAGAAATGGTCAAGCCCCTACAGAAACAGAAGCATGGATTCCTACTATTGAAAAAATTAATGAAGATTTAGGTTCTATTTATTTTGGTAGTTCTCAACAATTACCCTTAGAAGTATCCTCAGCAAATTATTCTAGTTACCAATCAAATCCACCAACAATTCCTAATCAATATGATGGAAATCAAATTATTATAACATCTGGAAGATTAGTATTTAATAGTTCATTAGATCATATTTTATTAAGTTCTAATATGTCTATTAATTTAAATGCTATTGAAAGTGTTAATGTAGATACTGATACTATGGTTATTCAAACAGGAAAATTATATTTGGGGGATAAAGAAGCAGATGAACCTTTATTATTAGGTAATCAAACAGTCGATTTATTAGAAGAATTAATAGACTCACTCCAATCCTTTATGAATACTTGTCAAACTCTTGTTGGAGTTCCTGCGGGTGTATTAATGGCTCCGTTAAACCAAAAAGCATTAACCGTAAATACAACCCTTACAGCTTTAAAAACCAGGATAACTAATCAGGAACTTACATCTAAAGATAATTTTACTATATAATGGCTACTATAGATCCTTCAAAAGCAAGTTCCTTAATTAAAGCAGCAGCTGACCCCAATACAAAAAAATCAGAATTATCTAAACTTAGCAAAGAAACTGCTAAAAAACTTCAAGATCAAAAAAACAATGAAAATTTTGCTTTTAACGAATCTTTAAAAGATTACCATGCTAAAAAGAAAGCAGAAATTCAAGCAACTAGAGAACAACAAAAAGCAGCAAGACAAAAAGCCAAACAAGAAAAAGCTAATAGAAAAACTAATTCTGATATAGCTGCTGAAATAATAAAAAATTCAACCCCTAAAGATCAAAAACCTGAAGGTATTAATAATTTGGGTCCTATAATAAATGCTCAATCTAAAAAAGTAATAGGAATAATTACACCTAACGTATTAGCATTAGCTGCTAATTATATTAATTTAGAAAATCTTTGTCCCCCTGAACCTATAACAAGAGCCACTTTAGCACAATTTAATGATATTGTTAAAGATTTAAACAATACTGTTGAAGGAATAAATAAAATAGCAGTTGTTAGTCAAGCCGTATCAACAGGAGCAAATACTATACAACAAATTTCTACAGCTTTACAAACAACCATTCCAATAGTATCAGCAGCAGCAAAAACAATTCCTGTAATTCCTGGAGCTATAGTTTCTATTTTAGATGATTTAGATTATGTTAATAATAGATTGTTGTATAAAAATGATGGAACTCCTAAATTACCTCCAATTATTGCTGGAGCTAATGCTTTAACATTAGGAATATCAATATTTTCTCTTTCTATTAGAAATATAGCAAGTACTATAACTAATCTTACTTTAGCATTACAAAGATGTCTTCCTGAAGCCGACCATAAAGATATTGAACAATTATCAGATACTACACTTCAATACATTAATTATGGAATTGATAACTATGATGATTTTAGTAAAACTAGTTACCAAGGTTTTGATATAAGGATAGAAGAAGTTCCTTTTACTTCAACCGTAACAAGAAGAAGAGCTGTTGGGTACACACCAAGTGGTATACCATTAATCCAAACAGAATTATCATTTACATCTAATGCTCAAACACTAGTTACAGAACTTAAACTAATAATTGACAGAGACAATTTAAAAGCTTATTAATTTAATATTTATAACGTGATGAAAACTACAGAACTCAAAAACTTAATAAAAGAAGCTGTAAGAGAAGCAATCCAAGAGGAATTAAAAGATATTCTTTTGGAAGCAGTTCGTGCCCCTAAAACGGTTGTTACTGAAACTGTAAGAGATACTTATGCTCAACCCCATATTGAAAAACCTAAACAATTGACAGCTGCCGAAAGACAAGCAATGTTTGGTGGTATTTTAGGAGAAATGCAAATGGGTGGAGCAGCAACTTCTCAATATGCTGGTAATTTCCAACCCAACTCAGTAGACACAGTTAATGGTGCTTTACCTGAAGGTAATGTTGGTTTAGATCAAATAATGGCTTTAATGAATAAATAATAAATGGCAATAATTGTTCAAAATAGATTTCCAATTGATTCTATAGACAGAAAAGCTATAGGAGTTAATATTCCTTTTAATGCACCTGCTGTTTTTAAATCAAACTATTTAACAAGAGATGCTGTAAAAAATAATTTAATAAATTTTTTCTCTACTAACCCTGGAGAAAGAGTATTTAATCCATTTTTTGGAAGTGGATTACAAAAATATGTGTTTGAAAATATAAGCAGTGTAACGAATGATTTTATTAAAAAATTCATTACAGATGAAATTAATCAATATTTTCCTTTTGTTCAAGTTGCTCAACTTACAACAACAATTAGTGAAGATACAAACACCATACAAATAAATTTACAATATCAGGTAGTAAATTTTGGTATTCAAGATGAAATTAATATTATATTATAAAAATGGCCGTTAGAAGAGACATAAAATACGTTGATAGAGATTTTACATCTCTAAGAAATAGTCTTGTTAGCTATGCTAAAACCTATTTTCCCAACACATATAACGATTTTACCCCGGCATCACCAGGAATGATGTTTATGGAAATGGCAGCTTATGTAGGTGATGTTTTATCATTCTACGTAGATAACCAATTCCAAGAAACATTTATTCAATATTCTCGCCAAACTCAAAACTTATATGATTTGGCTTATATGTTAGGATATAAACCTAAAGCAACAAATGCTGCAACAGCAACATTAGAAGTATACCAACAACTCCCAGCAACTCCTTCAGGAAGCCCTGCTGTGCAAATTCCTGATTATACTTATGCTATGCAAATTCCTGCTAATACTACCGTTACTTCTAATTTAAATGGATCTTTACAATTTCTGATTACAGATAAAGTAAATTTTGCTTTTAGTAGTTCAACTGATCCTACAGAAGTAACAGTTTATCAAACAGCAGGTGGTGTACCTACATATTTCTTAGTAAAAAAATCTACAAAAGCAATATCAGCTACAATTAAAACAACATCATTTTCATTTACTAGTCCTGTACCTTTTGATTCAAGAACTATTACCGATAATAATATTATTAAGATTTTAGACATTACAGACTCAACAACAGGAGATAAATGGTATGAAGTAGATTATTTAGCTCAAGATGCTATTTATGAAGCTATAGATAATGCAAATCCAAATGATCCTAATTATCTTCAAGACCCAGATGTTGCTAATTTATTAAGAATTAAATCTGTTCAAAATAGATTTGCTACAAGATTTTTAGATAAAACAAATCTTCAAATCCAATTTGGTTCTGGAAACCCAAATGATACTACAGAAATAATTATCCCTAACCCAGATAATGTTGGTATTGGTTTACCTGATAATCAAAGTAAATTAACAACAGCATATGCTCCAACAAACTTTATTTTTACAAATACCTATGGTATTTCACCTTCAAATACTACTTTAACAGTAAGATATTTAGTTGGTGGGGGAGTTGATGCTAATGTTCAAGCAAATTCTCTTCAAAATTTAACTACCGATAATGTAACATTTTTGAATTTTCAAATTACTGATCCTAACTTAGCTCAACAAATATTTAATACACTATTAGTAACTAATCCTGAAGCAGCTTCAGGTGGCTCTGATGGTGATGATATAAATGAAATAAGACAAAATTCATTAGGTAGCTTTCAAAGTCAATTAAGAAACGTAACATTTGACGATTATGTAATTAGATCTTTAAGTTTACCTTCGGAATATGGAACTGTAGCAAAAGTATATGCTACTAAACCAAATGCAGCTTCACGTTCTATAAGTACAGTAGATTTATATGTATTATCTTATAATAATATTAAAAATTTAACTCAAGCATCTGATGCTTTAAAAAGAAATTTAAATACATATTTGTCTCAATATAAAATGATTAATGATTCTATAGGCATTAGAGACGCATTTATAATTAATATAGGTGTAGACTTTGAAATAATCACCCTTCCCGGTGCCAACTCAGATGAAGTGTTACTAAAATGTATATTAGCATTACAAGATATATTTAACATAGATCAATGGCAAATTAATCAACCTATAACTTTAAGAAATTTATTTGTTGCCCTTGATCAAATTGAGGGAGTTCAAACAGTTAAATCTATTCAAATAATTAATAAAGTAGGCTCAGATCAAGGATATTCAGATTATGCTTATGATATAAGTGGTGCAACAGCAAATAATGTTATATATCCATCTTTAGATCCTATGATTTTTGAAGTTAAATATCCAAATTCCGATATCCAGGGTAAAGTAGTACCTTTTTAATATAACATAAAATGGCAGTATATAAATTATTTCCTTCCCAAGATGCAACTATATATTCTTTATTCCCTTCAATGAATACAGGATTAGATGAAATTATAGAAGCAACTGAAACCTCTTTTGCTTATTCAACTCCTAATCCTCAAACTAGCCGTTTTTTAATTAATTTTTCAGAAACAGAAATTGATGATTTATTAGATAATAAAATTAAAGTCACTTCTGGAGCTATTAGTGAATCTAAATTTTTTGATAACAACTATTGGAAAGTTAATTTACAATGTTTTATAGCAACTTCAACAGGATTACAATCAAATACTACAGTAGAATGTTATCCTGTTGCTGGAGATTGGGACATGGGAACGGGTAGATATTTAGATGATCCTGTCCAAACAAATGGTACTAGTTGGTATTGGTTAGATTATTCTGGAAGTACTTTGTGGCCTACTACTAATTTTGGTCCTAATAGAACAGGATCCTATATAGGTTTAGGAACAGTTAATACAGTAAACCCATATGCTGGGGGTGGTGTTTGGTGGACAGGATCTTTATATCCAACAAGACTTAATTCAGATATATACCCTATAACAGCCTCTGTAACTTTTGGATTTTTTGATACAAAAGACCTTAATTTTAATGTAACCAATATCATTAGAGCTAGGTCTACAGGTTCAATTTCTACTGATGGTTTTCTAGTAAAACAAGAAGTTGAATTTATTAATAATAAGGATGTACAACCTGAATTAAAATATTTTTCAAGAGATACCCATACAATATATCCCCCAGCATTACAATTTAGTTGGAGAGATTTTATATTTGATACAGGTTCATCTACTCAAACTATCCAAAATACTCTCCCAGCTACAGTAACATTGTCACAAAATCCGGGAACTTTTTATCCTCAAAGTTTTAATAGATTTAGAGTAAATATACGTCCTGAATATCCTATTCAATTATGGACAACAGGCTCTGTTTACACAAATAATTATTATTTACCAACAGCATCTTATTGGGCTATCAAAGATTTAGACACTAATGAAATGGTGATTGATTTTGATACTCAATTTACTCAATTAAGTGCAGATGCAACTTCAAGTTATTTTGATGTATATATGAATGGTTTAGAACCTGAAAGATATTATTCAATTTTAATTAAATCTGAAATAGCAGGAACAACTCAAGTATTTGATGATCAATATTATTTTAAAGTAATTAATGGCTAATTTCCCTTTAAATAAACAAGTATTTAATAAAACAGCATTTGATAATACTGTTAATACTACTTTTACTGAATTAACTTCTTCTGTGTTTTCACAAACAGGATCAGCATTGCCCTCAGTAGTTGAATTCTTCCAATTTTATCAAGATTTATTTTATCAAATACCTAAATTTGGAGATACAAATTCTCACCAATACCTTGTAATAACTAGTCAAGAATATATAGGATCTGAAGCTGGAGGAAATGAAATAGTAGACGCTTTAATTGCTGAGATTACATCTCTTAGAGAAGAAAACTTAGATCTTCAACAACAGTTAGCTCAAAGTACTTCTCTTACAGTGCAAGACGCTTTAAACACTTTACAAAATTTAAATGGTTAATATTACTAACATAGATCCAAATACACTTACCCTCCAGACTATAAGTCCTGAAGATGTATCTATTATTCCAAATATTACAATCACTTCTTCATTTAATCCTGTTAATGATAGAATTGAATATTTTGTATATGATTTTAATGATAATCTTTTATTATCAAATAATGATTTAAGATCATATAAACCATCATCTATTGATGCTTCTGGAAATATAATAGATATGGTTCTATTTCCTGAAGAAGATGCAATTGCTGCTGGGTATAATACAGGTATTGTTAAAACTATATATAATTTTATTTCACCACAAGTTGGATCTATTGATAATCCTTTATTTATTAGTGAAATTTCACCTTCAAGAACAGAATTAAGATTAAGTTCTAATACTAATCTTTTATTTGATACCTCAGATTTAATAAATACTACATTTTTAAGTGGTTCAGCTTATGAATTATATACTGAATTTAGACAAAATGTAGAAAATAGTAGCTATCTTGATGAATTTTATTTAAATTTTGGTAATAATATATATGTTATTGGAGTCAATTCAGCATTAGAATATAATCCTCAAAATAATACAACTTCTTTATTAGTTAAATTGTATGAACCTTTACCAACAAGTATTGGTTTAAAAACAGAACTTTCTGTTGTACTTAAAAAAGCAGAGTCTGTTGCATATCAATTAGATTTTATTCAAGAAGAAACTATTTTAGATTCTACTATTAGAATATCTGGACCTAATTACAACATTCCTATAAAAGATGAAACAGGTCCTTTAACTCAATATCAAACATATAATAGTATTACCTCGACTCCATTAACTGGATCTTTATTCCAATTAATGAATCAAATATCAGCATCTTCTATAGATATAAATGTAGATTATACTGATTATGAAGATTTTATATTTTTCTCTTCAGCATATCAAAGATTATATAATTTCAAAGAAAAAGTAACTAAAATTTCATCTTCACAAGCTCAGCTTGATTTATTATATAGTAATATAACAGGTCCAACCTCAGCATCTGTTGTTGTTTCTTCTAGTAAATTATTATTAGAAAAAGAAATTGAAACAACAATTACTAGTTTTGATGGATATGAATACTTTTTATATTATACTTCAGGATCGTATGCTTGGCCTAAATCAAATGCTCAAGCGCCCTATGTATTATATCCTCCAACAAGTACTCAAGCTATAAATTGGTATGCTACCCAGTCAGCAATTGCTTTTGGATATGATGAAAATAATCAAAATAATTTAGAATATGTTGTTCCTGAATATATAAGATTTAATTCAAGTAATACTAATTACATGTTGTTTACAAACATGATTGGTCAATTCTTTGATGAAATTTGGTTATATACTAAAGCAATAACTGCTAAATTAGATGCAAATTCTAATTTATATCAAGGTGTATCTAAAGATGTTGTATCAACTGTATTAGAATCTTTAGGTACTAAAATATATGATAGTACTTACACTTTAGAAAATATATATAGTTCATTAATTGGACTTTCAGCTAATGGAGCTTTATACCCGACAACAGGAAGTCAATTAGTTACAAATTATGTAACAGCTTCAGTGTCAAATCCTGAAGACATTCCTACAATTGATGATTTTGTAAGACTTTCTTATAAAAAAATATATAATGCTTTACCTTATCTTTTAAAGAAAAAAGGTACAAATGCTGGTTTACGTTCATTAATTAATATTTTTGGTATTCCTGATACTATTCTTCAAATTAATGAATTTGGTGGTAAAAATAAAATAGGAAATAATGATTGGGATTATTGGCAAGATAAATTTAATTATAAATTAGATATTGACGGTAGTGATGGTTCTTTTGTAGATATTCCTTGGTCAGTTAATTCTACTTGGGGAGCGGAAAGTGATGTTCCTAATACTCTTCAATTTAGATTCAAAACACTAGGACTAGACTCAGCTATTATTCGACCTTCTCAAAGTTTATGGAATTTAGATAATACTGGAGACACAGCTATTGTATTAGAATACACAGGTTCAGGATATTCAAGCGGTTCCTATTCAGGATCAATTCCTAGTGGTTCTAATGAATATGCAACTTTAAAATTTATTCCTAATTATATTGCGGCCCCAACAGTATCAGCAAGTATATATTTACCATTTTACGATGGTGGTTGGTGGTCAGTAATGGTTACTAGAGATGATGGGGATTTTGTATTATACGCGGCAAATAAAATATATAATGGAGACGATGGATTCATTATAGGTTATACAGGTTCATCAACAGCAAGTGCAGCAGGAACAGCTTGGGAAGCAGGAACAAATGCATATTTTGGAGCAAATGGTACCTTAACTATAGGTTCTAAAAGCTATGTAAATTTTAGTGGTTCTTACCAAGAAGTAAGATATTACAATACAATATTACCATCAGGAACTTTTTATGATTACACTATGAATCCTTACTCTATAGAAGGAGTAGGAATTAATGGTGCTTATGATCAATTAATATTTAGAGGTACTTTAGGAAATGATCTATATACATCATCTGTATCAATTCATCCTAAAATTACAGGTTCTTATATAACTCAATCATTTGCTTCTGATAGTAATTTTACTATTAATAATGGAACTTTTTCAGTAAATAGAGAATTTATATTTCAAGATCAAATTCCTGCGGGAATGAGAAATACTGTTTCTAAAAAGATAAAAAATATTTCTACTACTCTACCTTATAGTGGATCTGAAGAAGTAAATCTCCCAGTTAATACAGTATTATCCCCATTTATTCCTATTGATCAAGATAGTTATAATAGTTCTTCTTATGTAGAAGATATTAAGTATGTTGAGGTAGTATTTTCCCCTCAAAATGAAATTAATGAAGACATTAATGCCCAAATTGGGTATTTTAATATTGGTGATTATATAGGTGATCCTAGATTAGTATCATCTTCAGCAGAAACATATCCTGAATTAGATGCTTTAAGTAAAGATTATTTTGATAAATACTATAGCAATTATAATCTATGGGATTATATAAGACTTATCAGATATTATGATAATGCCTTATTTAAAATGGTTAAAGATTATGTTCCTGTTAGAAGTTCTGTAACAACAGGAGTATTAATTAAACAACATATTTTAGAAAGAAATAAATACCCGGTTCCACAACTCGATACTTATACAACTACTTCATTTTATGGAAGCGGATCTTCTGCTAATCCTGCTTGGGATACTCCATTTGTATTTCAAAACCTAGAAATTACAGGTTCTCCTATCCAAATGTACACCATTAGTGGAAGTACAGGAGGTACAATGCCTGATTTATTTGGATTAACATCATCGGAATTTACAGGTAATAATGTAGTTAATATTACTCAAAGTTGGGATGGTATTAATTCCACCCCATTAGGTTTAGTACCATTTACAGATTCTACACAAATGGAATTTTATGATGGAGAATTAAGTGGTTCTTATATTCAAGTAGAAGATGGAGATCTAAATCCTGATAATCCTTATAAATTAGCTTCTACTACTTTATTAAAATACAATATTACAGGATCCAATAATACCAACCCAGGACCTGGAGAAATGTATTGGCAATTACAAACAGGATATGATGGGTCTAATTTTTATCTGTACATAGATGAATTATATATAAACGAAATAGATCTTAATGGTCTTAGTATAGAAACAGCATTAAATAATTTAAATGCTGGAAATAAAATAGCATTTCCTGTACAATTTGAAACCTATCCTCCTGGACCATCTCCCGGTGATATTACTGTAAATGTAAATGGTACTATTTCTTCTATTTCACCTCAATCTCCTACAGTTCGTAAAATTACTTTTTTAGGAGGTTCATTAGCAACTACTACTTTATATTATCCTTGGACATTAGGATGGATTACAGTTTATGGTTTTCTTAATAATCAAATAGTAACCTTATCACCTTTTTTAAATGACACCTCAGGATTTGATAATTCAGCTTATAATCCTATAATTAATAATGCTGTTATTGCAAGACCTAATGATGAGTTTTTTGATGTTGATTTTTCTTCAAACTCAATCACAGCAGTAAATGGGGTTAATATTATAAGTGCTTCTAGAGGTTCAGGAAGTGCAACACCTTCAACAACCCCAGCTTCTAATTATACAATTGCTAGAAGTGCAAATCCTAGATATAATGGTAGTAGAACAACATCTCCAACAGGTTCTATATTTCAATCATTTGTTAATCAACCAATGAGCTCAGGAAGTTCAATAGGAAATGTAGCTAACGTTGAAAATTATTGTAATTGGTTTGCTTATTTTGATAATATAAGTCCTTCATTTTTAGCTTATGAATTATATATTGCAGGTACTCAAATATCATCAATTACATTAGCATCAGCCGTTCACGTTACTACTTTAATAGATGTTAATGGAAATACAATAGATTTAAACCCCACAAATAACATTATTCCTTCATCAAGTTTATTTGGAATTTTAGATAATAAAGTAAATCCATTAACAAGCAATATTCCCTTACTAAATTCTATATTTCCTTCAAACATATACTCAGGATATTTAGGTACTCCTTCAGGTACTGGATCTCAAGATACTCCAGTATCAATTCGCCAATATTCTTTTTCAGGAAGTTCTAATGTATCATCAGGAAGTTTCCAAACATATCAGGTATTTTCAAGTGGTGCTCAACCTGATGAACAAACTATTGGTCCTTATACATTTCAAAATATATATGGAAAACCTAATGAAACTATAGTTTTATTATCATCTGGATCTTTTATAACACCTAATGGGAATATTAACGGATTATTAGTACCTGGAAATTTTAATCCTGAATATAGTGCTAATTTATTAGAAATAGCACAATCTGCCGGATTCTTTAAGAATATTTAATGAAAAAACAACAAAACTATATATTTATAACATATAACAATAAAAAACATGGGATATTTAAATAATACCGTAGTAACAATAGACGCTATATTAACTGATACCGGGCGTCAATTATTAGCTCAAAATGATGGTCAATTTAGAATTACACAATTTGCTCTAGCTGATGATGAAATTGATTATACACTTTATAATCCAAACCACCCCTCAGGTTCTGCATATTATGGACAAGCAATTGAGAATATGCCTTTATTAGAAGCATTTCCACAATCAACACAAGTAATGAAATATAAACTTGTAACTTTACCTCGTGGAACTGCTAAAATGCCTATCCTTGATTTAGGATATAATGCAATTGTAATTAAACAAGGTGCTTCATTAGCAATTACACCTCAAACATTAAATTATTTAGGTGGTAATACTTTTGAAACAAGTGGTTACACAGCAACTATTTCGGATGTTAGATTATTTAGCACATTTGAAGGTGTTGGTATTAATACACCAGCTGTAACCGCACTAAATGCTTCTAACGCTACAACAACATTAGGTACCTCAGTATCTAAAACAGTAGTTGGTACAACAATTAACTTGAGAGCCACAACAGTAAATACGTTGTTTGGTACAAATACTCAATTACAAGCTACATTAACTGTAGAAGGTAGAGACAGTGGTGCTCGTTTAACAATCCCAGTAACAGTAACAAAAGTATCTTAAAACATAAAATATGTCATTTAATAGATTAGACCCATCAGATTTTGTAGTAAGTACAGATGCTATTTCATCTACTCTTTGGTCAAATAATACACCAACCTTAACAGCAGTATTTACATCATCTGCACAAGTAGCTGGCGCAACAGGAGATTTTTATACTAATATATTTGATGCCGCAACTACCCAATCAGTACAATTTGCCCTTGCTTATGGTAACTCAGATGGTAGTGGAAGTTTAGTATATAATACAGCTGTAAATGGTTTATCTCCTACATCTACAATTTATGGGCAATGGCAAGATTTAGTAATTGGAGATGAAAATACTAATTTTACTTTTGGTCCTATTACTGCTTCTGAATTTTATGCTTTAACTTTTGAAAGAGCTAGATATAAAGACGCTTTATTTTTAGGATCCCTTTCATTAACCCTTTCAGGTTCAGGAGGTGCTGTTACTTTAACAGATAATAGTAATTATGTAACTTCTGTTCAATTTACCGAAGCAGGACGTGTGTTTCAATTAATCACCGGATCCTCAGGAACTAGAGCACCGATTACATCAAGAAATACAGCAGATGGATTTTCAGCAAATTCAGGATCTTATGGTTGGTTACTCCCAGATATTGGAACTATTTTATTAAATCCTAGAGCATTATCAGCACCTGCTGTAAGTGGAGGTATTGCATTTACTTATAGTGGTTCAGCAACCGCTTCTTCAGCTCCTAATATTACCCCTAATCAATCTTTATTTACTTCTTTAAGTTCATCTTTAGCAAACCTGGGTTCTTCTGCAGATTTTGCTCTCAATTCTCAAGAATCTATTACTTCAGATTTTATATTTGTAAGACCTAGAAGTTCAGAATATAATTATTCAGAAAATCCATCATTTATTTCAGGTTCAACAGGTGAAGTATTATATCCTTCCTTTATTAACAATCCACAAACTTATATAACAACAATTGGGTTATATAATGATACAAATCAACTATTAGCAGTTGCTAAATTGTCAAGACCTTTACCAAAAGACTTTACAAAAGAAGCATTAATTCGCGTTAAGCTAGATTTCTAAAATGAATGGGTGCATACAAACAATTTCTAGCATCAGATGTAATAGTAACCCCATTTGAGGTTAGTAAAGGATTTTACTATGAAGGAGCAGCAGCTTTAACTGGTTCTTATGTTGGAATTGATAGATTTTTAGGAACAAATCTTTCAGATACTTTATTTAATCCTACTACTTCACCTACAACAGGTCAAGTATCTACTCAATACCAAACTTTAGTATATAGTTCAATTCAAGAATTATATTATTCAAATTATTTAAGTTCTAGTTACGGCAGTCCTGCTGTTACTCAAAGTTTAGTTCCTGGTAATAATACTGAAGGTAATGTATTTGTAGGTGCTACTACTTCTGATGGAAGATATTTTAATTATAATCAAACTACTTTAACATTTGAAAAATATTTTCCTACAGGTTCAGGAGCTGTAATTGGAGTAATGTCTGTTCCTTCAAAATTATATGGAACTTATATCCAACCAGGTTCATTTACATGGTCTGGTATAAGTGGTTCAATATATGATGATACTCAAGGAAATCTAATTTTTTCTTCATCAGGTGAAATTTGTGGACAAATATTTTACCCTCATGGGTTAGCTATAATAACAAGCGACAGTAGCCCAGGAATTGATGGTTATGGGTATATAACATATGGTAGTGGTATATATGGGACTATTAATACATCTATTATAGAAGCATTTGTTACATCATCAAATGTAACTTGTTCATTTTCTTCTTCTCTTACAATATATGAAACTCAATATCAATGTACTATAAGAGATAATGAATACAATTTTACATTGAACCCATCATCAACTTCCGGAAGTACATTTATTACAAGTTCAATAGGAACTTTTTATACTCCTGGACAATATTTAAATAATAATGTGACTGGTTCATATTTTAGTCCTTATGTTACTACTGTAGGATTGTATGATGAATACCAAAATTTATTAGCAATAGGAAAATTATCACAACCACTTCCTATTTCACCTACAACAGATACTACAATACTTATAAACATAGATAGATAATTATGGCAACTTTAAACTCTTCAAATGTCGTAAATGGTAATATAGTTGAATCAAATGATATTCTTCAATTATATGATGCTTTCACAGCTGGTGGCGGTACAACCGGAGTATATGATGTTTCAATCAGTGGAAGCTTAACAGGTTCTGCTACAACAGCAATTACAGCAACCTCAGCTTCTAATATTACAACAGCTATTACAGGTGGTGGTACTCATTATTTAACATTTGTTGATCAAGAGGGAACTCGTCCTCCAAAAATTGCTTCTCTTTTAGAATATACGGCAGCAACAAATTCATTAACCGTTACAGCATCTCGTGCAGTTACAGCTTCATTTGCTTCAACTACTTCAACCCCAACATATTTAAATGCTCTTACCTCCAATAGCGGTTCAGCATATATTGGTGTTCTTTTTGGAGTAGTTGCTGGTTCTCTTACAGCAGCTGGAGGTATAGCCCAAACCCCAGTATGTGATCCTTTAAAAGGAAAAGTTATAGGAACTTCATTATTTATAAATGCCACTATTTTTGGTCCTGGGGCAGCAGCTAATAGTGTAGGTGTAAGATCATATAATGCTGGTACTGGACAAATCGAATTTCAAACAGGTGGTGGTACTGGAACAGAATTTATAATGTTTACAGCCCACTATAAACCAGCATAATTAAAATTAATTAAAATTTATGAAAAATTGGTTATATAAAGGTAAAGAGGTTACCTCAATAGAGGAATTACCTCAAGATGCTTTTGGTTTTATATACGTAACTACTCATATACCGAGCAACCATGCGTACATTGGTAAGAAATCGCTATACCACAATATAAAGCGCAAGTTAACGAAGAAAGAATTGGCGGAGCAAACCGGACCTGGTCGCAAACCTACTACTAAAGTAGTTTCAAAAGAAAGCGATTGGAAAACATATTTTGGTTCGGCTAAACCCATTCAAGAACTTATTAAAGAAGGTAAACAAGATGAATTTAAACGTGAAATTCTAAAAGTAGTTGATAATAAAAAATTGTTAACTTACTACGAATGTAAATATTTGTTTACAATGGGTGTTTTAGAATACCCCGAATCTTATTTCAACGACAATATTTTAGGAAAATTTTTCACACGTGATTTTGGTACCTCAAAAGAGGATTAATACATTATCACTATGATAAATCAATCTCTAGTAGCACTGACTAATTCTGTGCTTGGTTATGGTAAACAAACGGCTCGAGGTAACTATGCTTACCACTGTCCGTTATGTAAACACCATAAACCTAAACTAGAGGTTAACATGTCTGAAAATTCAAAAGGAGAAAATCCTTGGCATTGTTGGGTTTGTGATAAAAAAGGTAAAAAACTTTATCAATTATTTAAAGCAGTAGAGGTTGCTCCTGAAGTAATGTCTGAATTAAAAGCTATTGTAAAATATGTTGGACCCGAAACAGATGTTCAAGTTGAAACTAAAATTACACTACCTAAAGAATTTAAACCCCTAACCAACATCCAGAAATCAAATATTATGGGAAGACATGCTCTTGCCTATATTAAGTCTCGTGGTATTACTGAAGAAGATGTTTTAAAATACGGAATTGGTTATTGTGAAACAGGAAGGTATGCTAATATGGTTATAATTCCTTCTTATGATGAACGAGGAAACATTAACTATTTTACAGGAAGATCATTTGAAAAAGAACCCTCAGTAAAATATAGAAATCCATCTGTATCTCGCGACATTATTCCATTTGAGTTGTTTATAAACTGGGAATTACCGCTTATATTGTGCGAAGGACCATTTGACGCCATTGCCATTAAAAGAAACGTAATCCCGCTTCTAGGCAAAAATATACAAACAAAATTAATGAAGAAGATAGTGATGTCTTCTGTTGAAAAAATATATATTGCACTTGATAAAGATGCACAAAAACAAGCTTTAGACTTCTGTGAAAGATTAATGCAAGAAGGAAAAGAAGTATATCTAGTAGATATGCAAGATAAAGATCCAAGCGAAATGGGGTTCGCTAGTTTTACAAATTTAATTCAAGAAACTTACCCCTTAACATTCTCAGGATTACTTGAGAAAAAATTATTCCTATGAAAAAAAGAAATGTAAAAGTAGTCAACAATCGTATCCTTGAAATCTCAGAAGATGCTAAACAAATTACTCTTCCAGATTCAAGATATTACAGAAGAAATGGTGAATATTATCCATCTATCACCCATGTTTTAAGTTGTTATCCTAAAGGAAAACATTTTGAAGAATGGCTGAAAAATATGGGTCGCTCAGCAGATTATATTGTTAAAAAAGCAGCTGAAGATGGAACTAAAGTACATGAAATGATTGAAGAATATTTAGAAGGTAAAGAAATGAACTTTTTAAATCAGTATGGTAATCCACAATATGATCCTTTTATTTGGCAAATGTTTTTACGTTTTGTTGATTTTTGGGAAACTCATAAACCTGAATTAATCGATCAAGAAATTCATCTATATTCAGATACTCTTAAAGTGGCAGGTACAACAGATTTGGTTTGTAGAATTGATAATTCTTTATGGATTATTGACCATAAAACATCAAATCATATTCAAACTACTTATGAATTACAAGCTGCAGTTTATGCTCATTGTTACGAAGAATGTTTTGGTGTTAAACCTGATAAAACTGGTATTTTATGGTTAAAATCTTCTAAACGTAAAGCATCTAAAGACAAAATGCAAGGTAAAGGATGGGAAATGATTTTACCATCTCGCACACAAGAAGAAAATATTGAAATCTTTAAAACAGTAAAACGTTTGTTTGATTTGGAAAATCCAAACGAAGCACCTGTATTTACTGAATTCAAGACACAAGTTAAAAGAGAAGATTAAAAGACATCTTGTAAAATGGTTGGAGGGGCGAAAGCCCCTTCGTACATTTACAATATAATAAAGGTTATGAGTATTACAAATAAAGACGGTTACGAATACATGTATATGGGACGCCACAAAGTTACTGTGCGTCATAAAGTTAATGATGATTTATCTAAAATGATAGGCCGTACTCTTCGTACTTGTTTATTACCAACATATTTAGGTAAACTTCTTTATATCCATGATGATAAATGTTATTTTGAAGTTCTACCAAACCCAGAATTTACTAGATATAATGGTTGTGCTGGTCAAGTAGAATACATTAATGAACATCATGTTGTTACGATGAAATTTGAAGAAGAAAATTAACATTAAATATTTTGTAATATTTATAACAAATTTAATCCATGATTGGACTGATATCTCTCTTGCAAGAAATACAAGGTAAGCCAAAAGCAATTTTTATGGCTGGTCCTGCTGGCTCTGGGAAATCCTTTATTCTTCAAAAACTAGTCCCATCTAATTTTAATGTTATTAATGTTGATGACACTTATGAAGAACTCCTTAAGTCTTCAGGCATTGGAATGAAATTAGCTCAAATGTCACCTGATGAATTAAAAAAAGCAGGTGAATTAATGGGTCAAGCTAGAAAAGCAACAGATAGTAAATATCAAGATGCTACTCAAAATTTAAAGAACCTTGCTATCGATAGTGTAGGTGGTTCTTCCAAAACATTACTTAAGAAAAAATCAGATTTAGAAAATCTAGGATACGATACAATGATGGTAATGACTTATGTATCGCCTATAACGTCACTAGAGCGCAATAAACAGCGAGACAGATCATTGTTGCCGAGTATTGTGATTCGCTCTTGGCGCGACGTAAATAAAAATATAGACGTATATAAACAAGCATTTGGAGATAGTTTTACAATAGTAGATTTAAATCCTGAAAATGCTAATAAAAGTTTTGATGAAAATTATATTTTTAAAACATATATTGAACCTTTAGGACAAGTAGGTAAAGAAAAAACTCCCGAAGAAAAACTAAAGTCTAAACAAGAAGCTAAACAAATCAATTCAGATATAAAACAATTAATCTCAACCCAACCTGAGTTTGATACAATAGACCAAGCACAAACAAAAATCACTAAATTTATAAACAAATGAAACTAGTAGACTTATTAAACGAAGTAGAAAAAAAAGAAAAACCAGTTAAGGAAGTAGCTCCTGTTCAAGAAGCTGAACATTCTGTAGTAGATGAAATTGGTAAATTCTTTGTAGTTAAAAAACCTGGTAAAGGTATGACTAAAGAAAATATGGTATATGAAGCTACTATATTTGATGAAATTAAAATGGACGAAACCAAAGGTGCATATAAAAATAGATCTGAGGCAAATCGTCATGCTACTGAAATTTTAAAAGAATATGAAATGCAGCTTAAAGAAATGGAAGATGCTATGGAAGCTTTCCGTTCAGCTAAAAAAGATATTGAAGAGAAAAAAGCAGCAGCTAAGGAAAAAATCCAAAAACTTAAATAAATGAACTCCCTTACCAAAGTCTTATTAGAAGATCTTTTGGAAGCGGAGAAAAAAAAAGTAACCGCTATTTATGGGGGTGGATTTAAACCACCTACCAAAGGACATTATGCTGTTGTTGAAAAAGCCGCTGAACAAGACCCTGAAATTGATGATATTATCATTTATGTGGGTGGAGGTGAGCGTGATGGTATTACTCAAGGCGAATCTATTCAAATTTGGGAATTATATAAAAAATATCTTCCATTAAAAACCCGAATTGAACCTTCAAAAGCACCTGTAGGTGATGTTTTACGTTATGCTAAAGAACATCCTGAGGAAACAGTACTTTGGATTATAGGTGCTCGTGAAAATAATCCTGAAGATTTTACTGATATTGCTTCTAGAACTAGAACAATAGATAAATATCCTAATCTTCAATTACGTGTTATTCAAACAACAGGAGGTGTTAGTGGAACGGCAGCTCGTAAAGCTGTTAAAGACAATAACAAAGAACAATTTTTCCATTTAATCCCAGACATTGAAGAAAAAGAACAAGTATGGGATATTGTATCTTCTGTTGTTAAAGAAGGATCTTGTGGTTATGATACAGATGTAGCAACAGGTAAAAAATTAAATACACCTGGTGGATTAGAAGAAGGTCGTCCTAAAAAGAAAGACCCTAAAAAAGGAACAGGCAAAAAACCAGAAGGTTCAGGTCGTAGATTATACACAGATGAAGATCCAAAAGACACGGTCCGTATTAAATTTAAAACCAAAGAAGATATTGTTGATACTTTAAATAAAACATCTTTTAAAGCTAAATCTCATGCTCGTCAATCTCAAGTAATTAACTTAATTCATCAACGAGTAAGAGCCGCTTATGGTAAAGCAAAAGATCCTGAAGTAAAATCAAGATTAAAACGTGCTTTAGATTATATTGAAAAACGTAAAGAAGCATCTAAAAAGAAAACAGAGCGATTACGTAAAATGAAAGAAGCATCTGACCCACAAGCAGGTACAGCTTTACCTTATGGATCAGGATTTGCTCCTTTAAAAGAAGGTTGGAATTTGCAAGATGCCTTCGTATCTTTATCTAAGTTTATGATTGACAATGGAATGAATATCAAACCATTGCCTAAAATTAAGGTTATAAAGGATGATAAAGAAAACGCATCCGATCTTTTGGGTAAAACGGCTTATTATGATCCAAATAATAAATCAATTACTTTATTCACAATGGATAGACACCCAAAAGATATTTTGCGTTCGTTCTCTCACGAAATGGTCCATCATGAACAAAATTTAAATGGTAAATTAAATAATATTAATACAACCAATACAAACGAGGACGGAGATTTACCTGAAATTGAAAGAGAAGCATACGAAAAAGGAAATATAATGTTACGTAATTGGGAAGATACGATTAAAAATGTATAAGTTAACAGATTTATATAAACAAATTAAAGAGGAAGCAACTGAAGACCCTCAATCACAGTATAAAATTTATTGTGATATGGATGGAGTACTATCAGATTTTGATAAACGTTTTGAAGAGTTTGGAGGTATGCCTCCTCAACAATTTGAAAAAGAAAAAGGTAAAGACCAATTCTGGAACCTTATTGATAAACAAGTAGGTGTTAAATTTTGGGCAGGAATGCCTTGGATGCCTGATGGTAAAGAGTTATGGAATCACATTAAACAATATAATCCAACTTTATTATCTGCTCCTTCACGTGAAAATGAATCACGTTTAGGAAAGCGTATTTGGGTTAAAAATAATATTCCTGGTACTCCTTTAATTTTAGCAGCCGCTGAAAAAAAGAAAAATTACGCTCGAAAAAATGCAATTCTTATAGATGATAGAGTTTCTAATATTAACGACTGGAATAATGCCGGTGGTATTGGAATTCTTCATACTTCAACAACAACAACATTAGATAAATTAAGCAAATATGGCCTTTAGAAGAGTAGTAATAAGCGGAGAAAAAGTACAAGATACAAAAACAGATCTTGATGGATTTTTCTCGAACAAAGTATTTAAAACCAACTACCCAGGTCTTAAAACCAAAATAATTTTATCACCTGTTAAAAAAGATACAATTGTAGTTGATATTAATGGTGATGGTGCTGATACAGTAGCTAAAAAAGTTAAAGATATAGCTATTAAATATAAAATGAAAGCAGTAATTAAATTGGAAAAACCAATGTCTGCTGTAAATGAATCTAAATTAGTAAATATCATTAAAGATATAATAAGAAAATGAAAAACGATTCGGTTTTAAAGAAAGAATTTAAGCATAGTGATGTTAATCGTCTCCGTAACCTTGTTCAAGGTAAATATGGAGAAAAAACTACTATGGGAACTGGTTATACAAAATCAAAAGAATTTCACGATGAAGGTGATGTTTGGGAAGAAGATAGCCGAACATGGACTATAAAAAATGGTGTTAAACAAAATATTACAAAATTAGATAAGGCAAAAGAAGGTATTATTTTACCTTTATTTTGTCCTTCTTGTTCTAAAGCAACTAAACCACATCTTGATAAAAAATGGTTTGTAATGTATGGTCACTGTTTTAACTGCCAGGTAGATTTTGAACATGAACTTAAAAAACAAGGTAAACTTCAAAAATTTGAAGATCAAGTAATAAATGATCATTTAGAAGGTACAATTCAAGATTTTGAACATTGGTTCGATGAATTAATAAATGAAAAACAAACATTCATTACTGAAGCGGGTGATGTTGAAAAATGGGATGGTTCTGGTAAAACACAGTTATTAAAATATAAAGAAGAAGCCCTAGAATATTTAAAAAACCAAAAAAGAAAATAATGGAAATTACTATGTTTACTACTATAATAGTTGCTCTTATTACAGCTGTAATAGGACCAGCTTTTTTAGAATGGGTTAGAACAAAGTTAAAAAAAGAAGATCCAAAATCTTCTTCTGTGAAAGAAGCAATTGATCTTAATGAATTAGTTGATAATCAATTAGACCAAATTATAGAAGAAATAGAATGTGATCGTATTTGGATAGGTCAATTTCATAATGGTGGTCATTTTTATCCAACAGGCAAATCCATCCAGAAATTTTCAATTTTCTATGAAAAATTAACTCCTACAACCTCAGCAATTCAACATATTTTCCAACAAATCCCAGTATCATTATTTCCTAAAGCATTGTCTAAACTTTATAAAGATGGTGAATTAGCAATTGTAAATTACAATACTGATGAAAATTATGATTTAAATTTATTTGCTAAAGATTATAATACTAAATCTTTTTATATGTTAGCTATAGATGATTTAGATGGTCATTTTATAGGTGTTATAGGAATTGCATTTAATGAAAAAGAACATAAATTATCCCGAGAAGAATGGATATTTATAAGACAGAAAGTAGGAGCTATTGGTTCCTTATTAACAGATTATTTATATACTAAAAAATGAAATTTAAATTAGGTCCTCTTGAAAATGCTAGAACCTTTTACAATTCAAAAGGTAATACCACTATTGTTAGAGACACAGTTGTAAACCAAGTCCCATCTAACAATCCAGAACCAGTTCAAGAAATTGAACCTGAAATTGAGATTAAAATGAGTGGGGAACCAACATTAGATATTTTAGCAGAAGAACCTGCTCCTAAAACTACTAAAAAGACAAATGAAAGATCTACAAAAAATTAAAGAATTTTTCTCTAAACCTTTAAAAGAAGAAAGAGATATATATGATGAAATAGCAAACGAAGAGTTTGGTATGGATTATGATCAATTAGGCCCAAATGAAAAAGAATGGGTTAGAGATGAAGTTTCAAATATGAATGAAGCTAAAAAAGAAACTGGTGTTGACATGGCTAAAAAACGATTAGACCAATTAGGTGTTAAATACGAAATGTCAAAAACTGATAAAGTTAGACCATTTAAAATAATCTATAAACCAATCAATAAATCAGATAAATTTTATGATGAATTTGAAGATATTGTTGATTTATTTAATTTAAAAGGTTTTGTAAAAACATCGATGAGTGAAGCTAAAGAAGAAGATGCCGTTGATACAATTACAATGGATATTCCTTTATTTCTTCGTATGTTAGAGTATTCAAGAGAAGATGCTAAAAAAGATCTAGATTTACATGACGTTACCGAAAAGGCAAACAAATTAGGTAAAGAAAGAGGTATCTTATCTATGGATGATTACGAAGAAATTGTAGGTGCTGCTGAAGAAATCGATGAAGCAGAATTAACCGAAGCTTATGTTCCTTCAAACATTAAAGAATTTGCTAAAAGAAAAGGTGTATCTTCTTTAGTTAATAAAGTAGCAGGTTGGGCTGAAAAAGTAGGTAAAGGTATTAGAGGAGGAACAGCTATTGGTAAAGATTATAGTACTCTTATTTTAGATATGACTTACCAAGGTAGTGAGATTCGTATTAACACAGACAACGATACTATTACATTATACGATGAACCCGTAAGAAGTTTTAATGATTTCCAACGTGTATATGCTGATGGAGAAGGCAATAATTTAGAAGAAGGAATGGGTGGTGAAATTGATGAAAAATATTTCGTTAAAGTTTCAAGCAAAGATGCTCGTAAAGCAATAGGTACATATGATGAATATAGAGATAATTTTGATATCAAAAAATATGATGACACTTTATATGCCTCAAATACCCCATCAGATATCTATGATTTTTACTATGATTTAAGTAGTCAAGATATTGAAATTGAAGACTGGAATATTGGTGAAGATGAAGATGATGAAAATGCTTTTGATTCTGAATACGAAAAAACATTAAGAGAAACAATTAAATTCATCAAAGAATCCAAACCAGAAGCTACAACAGAAGAAGTAATTGCTGAGCTTAAAGAAATTAAAGCATTAGGTGAGCAATTAAATGAAGAACTTTGCC